TTTTTAATTTCATTTATAGGTATTGTTTTAACCTCACCTATATAGTATACGTCTTCAAAATATGGAGATTCAGTATATGAATAAACTATATTTGCTGGATCTACGTATTCAACCTTAATACCTTCTGATTTTGTAAAAACATTTTTTACAGCACCAATACCTAAAACTGTTAGGTCGTAATTAACCCTTTTTCTTATGAGCTCATACTTATTGCCTTCCAATATAGTAGTTATAGCTTGCTCTTCAGCTAATTCAACTGCTTGCTTGTAGTTAAGTTGCATGTGTAATTGCAACTCTTCTTCGCTGTCGGGTAGTTGATCTGGTGGAGTAGTGCTAATTGAAATACCAAAAGCTTCTTCAGCAAACTGATTAAGATCTCTGGTTTTCATATCAGCAATTATGCCTTCCATGTACTTAGTTCTCTTTGATACACCAAATGGATCTTGAGAGTATGCTTTTATATCAAAGGTTCTCTCTGATATTCCGTTTACAACTATATCAACAAATTTTGGTATAATAGGTATTGGCTTCCAATCTAAGTTTAAATAGCTTAAGTCACCGTTTATCGATAACTCATCTTTATATTTTTGTATTGATTGTTCTCCCCTAGCATACAAACGTAGTTTGTGGAAGTTGTTTTGATTGCTAGCAAATCTATCAGTACCAGTTGGAAAATTAAACCACTCGTACTCTATAGCTTTGGCTATTTTAAGTCCATATTCCATGGAACTTTTCTCTATATCACTAACAACTTGACTAGGAAAATAATGCGCGGTAACTGACTCAGCCATACTATCTTTCTATTATTTTTGAATTAAAGCCTTTGTTCATATATTTGGCTATACTTAAATTTATTTTACTTTTCTCTACATTTTGCCTTGGTGAGTATAAGTGCCTATTGCAGGCCATTATAGCTAAACCAGAACTTATCGTAGCATCGAACTTTGTCCTTCTATTTATATCGAATTTAGCCCAATCGTTCAATGTGTTATTAAAAGGCATCGAGCCGTACTGTCCACCTTTTTCACCAACATGATCATTTATATACATTTCTATCGCTGCTGCGTGGGCTTGTTTTATGTCTTCAGATGAATTAGGCATACCACCAACTTCTCTTTCTGCTACAGATAATTTATTCCATATCTTGTCTGGCCTATTCATAGAAAATCCTCTATAACCTCTACGTTTTAAATAGTATAATAATCTTGGTTTGTTATTCTCTGCCAGTAGCGGCATACCATAAAAAACCAAAGCCATTAGTACATCTTCAAAAAATATTTCAGCAGTTTGCGGTCTAGCTATGTACTCCAAAAAGAACTCGTTTGCTGGCGCATCTTCCATACTAAACTTAGTAAGTCCGTGCAGAGATCCTTTAGATCCTCTACCGTCTACGGTTCCTGATATATCGTAAGAGTCGCATCCAAAAGCACCCATATGCTCATTGCCTGGATGTTTAATACCATTTTTTATTATGATCTTATTCTGTAGCTCTAAAGGAGGAACCCAACTTAACTTAAATCTACCTTTTTGGTTTGGCAAAAACATAACTTTAGTGTCTTTTACCCCGTTTAACCATTGAAAATTACCTATAGTTAAATCTACTGTTTCCTCGTTATAATCTATTTGTTCGTATATTTTTGTTAAGTTAAATATACTGTTTTTAGTTTCGTCTCTGAAAGCATGTTCTTCAGTTCTAGGAAACTGTCTATAAAATTCGTTTAAAGCATCTTGATCAGATTTTAAACCATCTACTTCGTTTTGCCAATGATCTATTACTCCAACATCTATTAACTCTCCATTAGGATCGTAAACTGGTTCACTTGGTGTTTCGAAAACAGGTAGTCCATGAGAATCAATGAATCCTTCGTAGTTCCATTCCATAGGTATGAACAAAGAATAGAGGCCAGAATTTGTCTGTCCATTTCTGTTCCGTTTTGTAACATCTGACTCATTGTAAAGTTTCTTAAATTCGTTACCACCTTTGTCAAGTGCATTACTGGTCGATCCCATCATACACTTGCCTATAATCCTACTACCAAGCCTTAATGTTGTTTTTGTAACCCTCCAATTGTTTAATATATTGTTAGGTCTTTCCCATTTGCCACTCTCGTCGTGTACTAGCAATTTTAACTTTTCACCATCATAACTATTGTCACCGGTGTTTTTCCAATCTATTGTAGTATCAAGTCCAGTGAGTTCCTCAGGTTTGTTGGAGCTAGTAATGTTCCGTCTTGTGAGTTTTGAAGCGGGTACTCTATATGCCAATTCGGTCTTTGGTCTATCCATTCCGTCTTGTATTGGTTTGAAAAAGAACGGATAATTGACTGATATTGGTACAACTTTATCTGTGAACATTTTCTTGGCATCTGGTCCAGATTTGGACAATATTCCGAACCGTGCGTCCGAACTAATAGTTGCTTGATTAACAGTTTCTCCTGAGGCCATAAATGAGAATCCTGATCGACGATTTTTAAGATAGCACATACCATAGGACCGTTTGTCTGCTTTACATGCCTCCCAAAATATAAAGAAAAGTCTGTTTGCTTCTCTAAAGTCTGGATTTCCAACATCGATTTTCGACCACTGGAGGTACATGTAATGAGTACCAGTAATATAAGTAGGATTACCCTTGTTGTAAAACCAAAACCCTTCCTCTCTTTTTTTAAATTCAGCTTCAATGTAATCTATGTATTCGTTTTTAAAATCGCTTGGAAGTTCTTTCCAATCAAATATTGTTTTTATTCTATTTAATTCCTTGGGATAAGGTATCACCTCCCATTTATTGCTTTTAAACTTATGTATGTTATTTTCAGGAGGTAATGCTATTTTAAGGTTCTGTATCTCATATACTTGACCTATCCTGCCTGTCTTGCTTATAACTACAACATCGTAATCTTTATTGTAGCCATAATCCCAACGTTTAGCTTTGTTTAGCCTTTTGAAAGCATTTATAGGTATGTGGTCGTCTACTATTCTGTATAAGCTTTGATTGTACATTACTTACTTCTCCTTTCCGCAAAACCACTAAAAGCTTCTTTTTTATCTTCAATAGGTTTATTATCTAGTATAGCTTTTTCGTTTTCAATACGAGTAAGTATTTCAAAAGCATCAAATATAGCTAACTTTTTAGTAGCTGCAGCGTTTTTAAGTCTATCAGCAGAAACATCATCTTCCGTATTGGTTATAATTTTTTCTTCTGCTACCTTAATTAGCTCTTCTACTGCTTTATAGCCAGCTTGGATTATACTCTCTTTCTTTTCCTTCGTATTCATATTTAATTGTAATTGCTTTAGTTCTTACTCTATAAACACGCTCGCCATCTATAATAAACTCAAACTCACTTCCAGGTATAAAACCTACTTTATCACCAACGTTTAAACCTGCACACTTAAGTATGTCATTAGAATATTTAAGTATTCCAACTAATGGTTTTTCTTTGTCTAATGAAAACATATCATCATTAGCTATTGGCTTCACAAAACAATAGTCGTCTAGCGACTTCCATTGGTCTTTGTTTTTATATATATATAATTGATCGTCATTTACTAGGTATTTATCTTCACTAAAGAAGCCACTGCTATTTTGCTCTTTGCCTCTTACGTCGTGCCATCTTCTAAATACATTGTGATGTATTATTACTTCGTCCCCGATCTTTATGTTAGTTTGTTTGTTTTTAGGCAAGCCAACAACTATAGCGTTATTGCTTACGTTTTTATGAGTAAATATCTCAGTGTTCAATATAAGATCTTTATCACCAACTTTTTTAGTATTGTCATATCTTGATCTTACAGGCGACACTATAAAGTTGTCCCAACCGTGCATTAGTATTCTAAATTATATTCAACTGCAATAGCCATGTTTTTATTAAAATCTTTCCATGGCAAAATCTCATTGTTTTTCATGATATATATTTTATACATATCTGATTCTTCAATTATAGAATTTATAACATGTCCTCCGTAAACCTCTTGGCCTACGGAGTAATGCATTGCTTCGTTCTTATAATCTTTACCTACACTAATTTTTCTTATCAGCCCCATCTTCTTGCTCTCTGATTGTTCCATCATTTACATTGATAGTAACCTTACCATACTCTTCTTCAAGCTCTTTTTGAAAAGTTTCTAAATCTTTCCTAAAAGCAGGGATAGCTGCTATTAAGTCAAATTTTCTAGATTCAACTTGTCCAAGCTCCATTTGTGCTTGGCTAATTTGGTTTACTAAAGCCTGTAGCCTTACTAATTCTTCGTCTTTAATTTTTAAGTCCATAATAAAATTTAATTGTTTACTTCTGTATTATCACGCTAATTTAACGTTTTTTACTAATATTAGTCTTCTATTGTCATAGTTACTGACGTAGGTGTTTCTTTTTCTGTAATAACTTCAGCTAAAGATGCTTCAATTGCAGCAGGTTGTCCATCTTCCATCGCAGCTTGAACCCAAGTTGTTATAGTAGCATTAGTTAGATCGTCAAACGAAACAAAAGTAGCGTCTTCGTCTAAAGTTATCGTTTGGGTACCAATAGATGTTGCGCTATAGTCTCCTTTTGTAGCTTCTACTTTATAATGTACATTGTACACTACGTTAGTTAAATCTCCTTCTGTCGGTTTTACGTCGACTGTTTTACAGTCCCAGTTGTAAGTAATCATTTTTTTTGTATTTATTTGTTAATTTTTTAGCTTTGCTT